TTTACTTGCCTTCGGACAGACCGAATTACTTTCCCTTAGTGGCCTTATATGCTGGTGAAATAACATTATTAATTTCTTCAATGACTTGTATTTGCACTGGAAATGGAAATAAATCTTCTATCATTGAATAATTAATGGTGTTCATATCAAAACCAATTTCTTCTGGCACAATTAATTTGAATAATTCAACAATGCGATTTTCAGTAATAACTTTATTTTTGGCTGTTTCTTTTAATGATGTGCCTTTTAAAATAATGTCATTATCTGTATATTTAATATCATTTTCTTTTTCAAATTCAGAGCGATTATTTAAAAATTCTTTTGCCAAATTTTGATAATATGATTCTGCTTTTTCAGGATTAACCAATTTAACGCGCTCTAACATTGCTTCATATTCAGCGGTCAATGGTATTTTTACTTTAAAGGTATGGCCACCCAATTCAAATGAACGAACGCGAATTGCATCCTTATTTTCAATAAATTGTTTACCTAAAGCATTTGCAAATTGGTTCATGTCATGTCCTTAACTGTGTTTTGATTTGTAATTTTCTAAAGCGGAGCCTAAAGAGTCACCTAGTAAGTTGGTTACTTGATCTGAAGATGATTCAAGCCCTGGGCGCAAAAATGGGTGCGCTGCCATCTTTGCTGTACCAAATTCATTAGCCATCGCTCTGGCATCGCTGGTAATACCGATGGTTTGCAACTGCCATGATTTACCATTCTTTTTTGTCAAAGTAATTGGGTTGCGTTGATTAACGTATCTCGTTTTTGCTAAAACATTGCCGGGGGCTGTTGTAACGGTCGCTATGGCAATGTCAGAATCGTTGACATAGATAGAACGCTTATCTCGTCCGGTGGGCGCTCTGGCCTCTATACGCAATGAGGCGGCCAATGCACCAGTATCTACTGGCACTAATGCTTTAGATTTTTCCAAAGCGGGCTGCATGGCCAATTTCATGCCTTTATTGATAATCTGTTTTGAGTCTTTTACGCTGAAATCTTCTTTAATTTCATTTACTAGATCAGTAAATTCTTGAAATCCCTCAAAAGAAATTTTTACTGCATCAGCCATGTTCACTACCCTTGATGATCTTTTGGTAAATCGCATTGTTTAATTTCACAACGTAATCCACAATTTCATCAGGTGTTAGTTTGTCGCCATGTCTTACAGCCATTTCATACGCGACATTAATGCCGACAATACGTTGCTGGGTATAGCCAAACCAGTTCTTTTGACCTGAACCGGATTGGCTAATTAAAAAACTTAATAAATCATTGCTGTTCTGTATCTGCATTGGGTTTTATAGTTTCTTTTTGTGTAGTAAATGGGTTGTATTTTTGTAATGCAAGTAATGCAACGTGCTCAACTGAACCAAAAGTTACTTTTTCCAAAGCATCAGCAACTTCTTTGGCATCAACTACCAACCTAGACGCAACCGCGTCCAGGCTTTGATAGGTAGAAACCAATTCTTCAATTGCTTGATCTAGGATCATGTGTTGTTGCTCCAACCGTATTGGTTGCCGCGCGGGTGTATTGAAAATGTGCATTTCGCTTCAGCGTTGGGAGCCATATCAATATGAAATTCACTTACACGTCCATTGAAGGCGTAATAAATTGTGTTTGTGCCATCAGACGCACTAATAACAAATGTACGGTCAACCGTACCGTTATACGCATCACCGCGCATCAATAACAAATTAGGATCGCTTGGATTCCATGCCGCTGTAATCGTCATTGAAGTTGGTTTTGATTGTGTTGGGATGATGTCGGATTGACGTGATCCAGCCACAGCAAAAGTAGCTGATGCGTCGTCCTGACCAAACGCAGGGATTGATTCAACAGGTAACAAGTTACCTGATACGGCAATGGTTGAAACGCTTGCATAGGTCGATAAATTCGCAACAGTTAAAGCGGTTGGGGTCGCACTTGGTTGGCAATATAGGGTTGCACTAAAACCAGGTAAAACTTTATTTGGCAATGCCATGTCTATTCCTTTAAAAAGATTAAAAAATCGTTAATGTGTTGTGCATTTCTCAACGCTTTAAATAAAGAAATATTTAAAATCAGCATTGAAATGCGTCAAAACATTATTTTTTGTCTTATTAAGTCGGAATATCCAACGTACAATCTAATATTATGTGATTCAAACCTACGCTATTATCGTAAGTGTTGTAAAGCCATACTACATCGGCTTTGGCAATATTAAATCCATTAACACCACCAAATTGACCGCTATAACCATGTAATGATTGTAATATTAAATTACTAATATTAAAAGCATCATTCATTTGTTGTGCAAATATATTAATCTGAATAATTGGTCTATCAATACCTTTAACATTTTGATAAACCCCGGTATAAACCGGTTGATGAATATTGCGTAATTGCCAAGTAATAAATTGGCCTTCTGTTGCAAAATTACGGTTAAAGTTAGCATAAACTGGCACAGGCGCAACAATTCCTGAAAGTTGGTTTTGAACCGCTTGTGCATATACTGATGGGCTATTTTGGCTCATACTGGTGTAATTGGGTCGTTACGATACGCCAAAAAGGTAATGGTCATGCGGTCATTAGATTCAATAGCATCAGTTATGCGCCAATCTTGACCACGATAATTAATTGCATAAAGATTTTGATTTAACCCAATTAATTTTGTATTTGGTGTGTAATTTAAAATAAACCTTACTAAATCGGTATAAACCCGTTCGTCTTTGGTAATGCTTAAACCATTTTTTACGTCTTGAACGGTTGCTCTGGTTGAATACCATTTTGTCAGTGTGGTTGTATATTGCCCAAAAGCATCTACACCATTCACCACATTATTAATATCTAGGTTTTCATACCGTGCGATTCCCATTTACATCACCAGTGGTTTATAAGGGCGTAATAATGTATCAACGCCAAATGGAATATCAGCTAAACGCGTACCCGTGGTGTTGCTGCGATTATTATAAAAATGCGTCAACAATAACAATCCCGCTTGTTTAATTACGGGGTATTGCGCCAATGGACTTGCGTTGGTGGCGTATTCCACAACCACTGGGTTTGTCATTACATTGTTTACCTCAGACGGAATACCGTTGACGATCAACTTATTGCCGGTGGGATCGTAAAAGTAATTTGATGAAGTTAATTTTACAAACACAGGGGGCGTATCTGTATTCCAATACCCTACGCTATTGATGGTGATGCCAGCCTGTGTACCGCTGTTTTGCGTTACTTCAGGCAAATCCAAACAAGCATTTGTACCCATGCTGGTAATTGAGCCGTAAAACACACGGTACGACACGGGAAAAATACTCATTCCCAAGTAATCTTCAATAGCCATACGAGTGGCCAATTCTAAGACTTGTAAATAATTGTCTTGGCTTTGGTCGTCGAATAGATTTAACTGGTTAGTAATGTCGTCTAGCGTGAGCCATTCGGTTTGAATATCGCGCGCAATCTGTTCAACTTTTTCATAGCTGTACGGATTACGCACGGTACCCAAATATGGCCCTACTGTTGTATTGTCAACAGACATGATTTACCTTAGTAAGTTAAACGAACACCAGCAAATACATCACGGATTGTTGAGCAAACACGCTTTTCAGCAAAAATATTAATAAATCCTGGTTGGGATTGGTCAAGTCGCTGAATAGATACAACTGGATGATCGACAATCGTTAAAAAACGATCCCAAGCAGCCAAATAAATCGGGAATTTACCAGAACCCACTTGATCCATGTAAGGGTTAGGGATTACGGGATGGCCAAATATATAGCCAACGGAATAACCCTCTTTTTCACCAATGTCTAAAAATATTGGAAGATTGGTTGTATCTTTTAATTCACGCAACGCCAAAATGGTGTTTGGGTGCATATGCCAAGCCATTGATGGATCATTCCAATATTGCGATGGCAATGTAGAGGCCAACGAAACAATGTCGTTATAGGCAATAGAACTTGTCCCCTGGGTCACTGTAGCGACCGTGTGGATGCCGTTTGTAATTGCAGCACCATTTGTACCAAATGCCGCAGTTGAGCCGCTAGGGTAGCTATTTAAGCCGCGTAAACCGTATGTCCCGCCTGTGCTTGTAGTTGTCGTGCTAGATTGGTCATTGTTGCTAATCATTGATTGTGCTTCAATGGTTGAAAATTCTAGCAATAAATCCGAAACAATGGTGGCATCAAGGTTTTCAATATCGCTTAATACTGCTGTGCGAATAGGCAATACCGCGTTCACATCACGCACGGGTAACTGCCAAAAAGTTGTGGCCGTTCCTGGGGTGCCGTTATCTACTTGAGCAGAATATCCCCATGGGTTTGTTGAGTTTGTAGCATTACCAGTTTTCACTACAAAGGCTTGATCCGAACCAATGGTAGTGATTTGTCTTGCACCAACACGCAATGGATTGGCATAACGCAAAGACGCAAACGAATCGTCAAATATCGTACGGCCACCAGTTGAATTAAAAGTTGCCGCCTCCTTCAAATCAACGCTTGCTTTGCCATCGCGTAATGCGGTTTTAATTGATTCAAGAATAAGATTATTCGTTTGCATATTTTTTCCAAAACAAAATTAAGAAAAGCGGGGGGCTTGTGACCCCCCTGCTTTATTAGGTGCCAGTACCTGTAGAACGGTAACGAACGATGGCAAAAGGATCAACAACAGAAGTTGCTAAACGCTTTTCACCAAAATAAGTGATGTAACCTGGCAATGTTTGGTCATAGCGACGTAGCACCATGTTTAAACGATCAACAATTGCGTGACCTTTAGACCAATCACCAAAATACATTGGGAAATAGCTAGTTGTGCCAGCAGAACCCGTAGTTGTTTGTGAAGGTGTGGATAAGTATTTATTCACAACAACGTCAAAGCCAAGCAATTGACCAACAATACCGTCATTGCGTGCCAAACCGTCAACGTAGATTGGGCGACCTTGTGAGTCAACCAAACCGCGAATGGCTTGCAATAAAATTGGGCTAATCACAAAACGTGCTGATTCTGTCCAATATTGTTGTGGCAAGCTGTACACAAAGTTCACAACGTCTTTATAAGTGATGTTGTTTGCGCCAACAGTGTTTGCGTTGGTTGTTAATTGGTCATAAGTTGCAATGCTATGCAAACCAGTTGTAGAGCCTGTACCGGATGTGCCATAAGCCGCTGTTGATACTGTGCCACCAGTGTAAGAACTGTTTGAACCAGGGTATTGATTTAAGCCACGCAAACCGTTAGAACCACCATAACCAGTGTCAGAACCTTGGTCATTGTTAAGGATCATTGATTGCGCTTCTGCTTGGCTAAATTCAGCCAGCATATCGCTTACAACATTACCATCTAAACCGTCGATGTCATCAAGTGAAGCTGTACGGATTGGAAATTGCACGTTTAAATCTTGCAAAGGCAATTGCCAGATATTCATAGCTTCTGTTGTTGCTGAACCGTTGTTTTGAATACCATAACCCCAAGCTGCACCAGCATTGCCAACTTTTGCGCGGAATTGATAAGCGGCGCCAGCAGTTGCAATAGAGCGAGATACTCCGCGCATTGGATTAGCCAAACGCAAAGATACAAACACTGGATCGTAAGCGGTAACACCACCAATGCCAGCGCCAGAACCTGTTAATGCAGACGCTTCTTTCAAATACATATCGTATTGAGCTTCATCTTCAAACAATTTGATTTCTTTTTCTACGCGGTTTGAACCTTTGTAGAAATCACGCAACTGTTCTTTAACCATGCGATTTACACCTTCGCGAATGGTTTTCGCTGGTTTAATTAGTGCTGGTGCTTGCACTTCTGACAAACGGGCTTCTAAAGTAGCCATTTTTTCAGCCATATCGTTCTTTACAGCCTCTACAGACGCTGCAACTTCGATTTTTACTTCTTCAATCTTTGCAACTTGCGCGGATTCGATAGCATCTAATTTTTCAATGATCTTTTCAGACATGATAATAATTCCTTATTTGATTCGTTTAGATAGTGCCTTTAACAAGTCTCTTTCCTCTAGGGCTTTAAGAATTGCATCGGCTTCATTGACCACCGCTTCAGATTCACTCTTGGCTGGGGCTACCTCAGCGACTACTTTGGCAACGTCACGTTGCTCTAATAGTTTTTTGAGGACTGAAGATGCGGTGGTCGCATCTTTTCGTTTTAGCCCTGCATCACGCAAAGCCTGTTCGATATGGCGCGGATTGGGTTTACCTTCAGCATCAAAGTATTCCAATTGCGAAATTTGTGCGCTTTGGTTGTTGGGGTACATCACAACAGACACTTCACGCAAACCACCTTTGGTGATTTGAAAATAAGCCTCATCGCCGTCGTCATCAGGCTCTAAATCATTGCCATCAGCATCGACCATTTTGGCTTCATCGGCATAAGCGCCGACAGATACACCGCCAAATAAATTAGGCGATGCCTTTAAGACGTTATAAAGATCAGAACCACCAGTTGTTTCCATAAACAACTTGCCGGCCGCTGTCATGCCTTCATCATCAAAACTAAATTCGTCCCATTGACCAACAGGCATCCCGTTGTCGTTATGGTTTAAAAACATAGGCAAAGGTTTGCCAGAATTTGCGAATTCGTCAGCCCATTGAGAAAATCCCATCGGTTGATAGTTGAATTTACGCCCATCAGCACCTTCACGCGCTCCCCAAGTAGTTACGCGTGCTTCAATCTTGCCGCTTGGGTTTACGCCCTCGTCCGCGCTTTGTGGGCTGAGTTTGGCTTCGCAAATCAGAGTCAGATTCTTCATTAATTACCCCGTTATTAATCGCTTGATTATTGTCTTTTATTTTTAAGGGCTTATTATTTAATGGAAGTTTAACATTATCAGGCTTTATTTGATTAACTAAAACGCTGATTATTTTTTGTAATTTTCGCATTATTTCCCAATATTCATTTTGCGAGTTTGGCTACCGCCTCCACCGCCAGTATCTTGAGGGCTGCTTCCCGGCACAACTTTGGTTGGTTCTGGTTGCGCGCCTGGTATTTTTCCAGAAGATGAGGGCGATATTGAACCATTAGAACTTGGCGCGCTAACTAAGACATCACCGCCCTCGATATTAGCCATACCTAAATATTCACGCGCTTCATTTGCCGTCATAATCCCGCCGGTATATCCCGCAGCCGCAAAATTCATTTGGTCAAGGGGGGCACCCTTTAGAAAATCATTGGTATCAAAATGAATGGATAGGTTTGGATAGCCTTTTAATAAATGCTGTTTTAATTTTTGTTCAATGTTCATCAACATTGGGGACATAGTGGATTTGTAGAATTCATCCATTTGCGTCTGGGTATTGTTGTACTTTTGATCCTGAATACCCATCATGGCCGGTGGCACACCAAACAAACCGCAAATACGCTTCATGGTTTGCTCTTTGAGTTTGGCGCAATCGGCATCTTGCAAAGTCAGCATTTTGACGGGGTTATACGTCATGCCCTGATCTAGCAACATTCCTTGACCGGGTTTACTTAAATCGGATGGTTTAGAACCGGTCATGCTGGCCCAGGCTTCTTTTAAACGCGCCGCCACCTCTTTGTATTTGGCATCAGGAATAACTTGGGATGTGGAAAAAATACCCGATGGTTTGGCGCCATTGAGCATTACATGATTGGCGTATTGGTCAATGTCTTGATCTAATGCTACCAATTCAGCGGCCAAAATCCCTTTATTAAAACCCCCAGAACCTTGCCAAGAGGCTTCCATAGCGTGCATAACTTGATGCGCTGCTAAGACAGAATCCTTGTTAAATCCGTAACTTGGCGTTGAAAGTCGATACGCTGGGTATCTTGCCGCGGTCATTTGCGCTGTAATCAAAGTCGAATCAAGGTTATACATTTCAATCGGTGTTTGATTGGGATCAGCCTGATCTTTTCTCCACCACAGTGTGAAAACCTCACCACTTAAGTCAAACCACATACACCATTGATACCAAAACTCATATTCGCTTTGAAAATTATTGGGTTGTGACAATAAGTTCAGAACTTGCTGCGCTTTGGTTTTATTGCGATTTCCCGCTTTATCAGAACTTAAAGCATTGACATAAGTACCATCGTCTTGACGAAACATCACAGTTTTGGGCAATTGTGACAATGCTCTAGCTTTTGCCCCAACACACGCCATGACAGTGCTGTTTTTGATAAGCAAAGACATATCGACAGGACGACCCGCCGCTGTAGTGCTTGAAGTGGTGACATATAAAAGTTGTTGGCTTACCGTGGTTTTACCGTCGCCGGAATACACAACATTATTGCCAAGCTGAGTTTGCCCAAATAGCGTATTGGATTCGCTGATTTTTGATT